TGGTTTCGTAGATGCAACTCATGTTCGCGTCGACTTTATTCGTCAAAAGAAGACCGCCACGTCGTGGTGGAATCCAGAATACCGTAATTGCTTTCTACCAATGACGCTACCGCAGTTCAAACACATTGCAGGCTTTGGACCCAATGAAATTGATCGTACATTGTTTGATGTCATCGCGACGCGACGCATCTACATGAACTCCAAAGGCCGATCCAACGCTTCAGATACACTGCAGGATCGCATTACTACGGAAGCGACCACCACCGGCATTAGACATTGCCGCGTATCACTAAAACTTAATAAGGTGCTGAAACAGCTAACACCCTCGATGGACCAAGGAGCCGGAGGCGACTACGAAGGTATCAATGAAAATTCCGAAGGTAACGAAGACGAAAACGTTGATACACATCCACATAAATCCGCATGGTCACACGACAACCAACATCCGTTGTCCAACATTTGGTGTCTTATTAGCACCGATGACGGTACGCCATTCGACGGTGATTCAGTTAGGGTCAAGATTCTGCGCAAATTAACTTGGCAAGACCATATTGTGTAAAGTGTTGCGAAGCATATCACTCATCATACACCAACCACGCTAAATACCACTAACCCTAACCCTAACCCTAACCCTAACCCTAACCCTAACCCGCGGCGCCTCTTACGTGAAAAAAAATCAGAGACGCGTGAAACGTAGCGCAGAGCATCGTTCTTTTTTTAGGGTGGGAGGAGCGTAGCGACGGGAGGGCGGAGCCCTCGACCTCATCTCAAACGAAAGTGCTCCATGTCATCTTCTGGTTTATTTACGTCCACGTTGGTGATTTGCCAGCGGTCGTGCGATAGCGCGCGCTGGTCTGGCGAGAAGTTCGCCATCACGATCACCCACGGTTTCTTGCGGTTCACCATCCCAGTCGCTTCGGTTCCGAACGCGGACATATACAATGAGTCCTTGAGGAGCTCAAGCGACGCATACGATACAAACCCCTCGTCCGTTCGCGGTACCAACAGGATGTAAATCGGAGCAGGATTCTTATACGCGACCGCAAGTACGTGCTTGCGACCACCCTGGATACACACCGCGTTGTGGTAGAAACATAGGTAACGAGATACTTCAGTCTTTTGCATCTGTCCTTCCTTGGACCAAAACCAGTGGATCGACCGATCCAACTTGTTCGGGAGACCAGGGGACACCATCTCCACGAGTGCGCGTCCCCATGGGAACATATCATCCCATGGGATGATGTCGTCCTTGTCCACATCCATGTCTATCGGAGGTTTCTTGATATCGAGGTTGGTGACGTAGTCACCGTCTTTTGTGCAGTACGCGACATTCGCGTCGTGATCACCTTTACACTTCTCCCAATGCGGGAAGAAGTCCAATCGCAGCGTTTCCATGGGACGGAAAACGTAAGACGAGCGAACATATCCTTGGAGATGTGGGGTACCCCCCTCTCCAACTTCGCGACCGATGACGTAGTCGAACCCCAGACGAGTAAACATCTCGACCATTTCGACCAAGTCATTCTCATTTGGGTTGTTGTGAGTAAAGCACCATCTTTTGGATGCTGAAACTCGTTGCTTCTTCGATGGAGGGGGGGGTTTAGTATTACCCCCCCCCTCAACCATTTCGACCATTCTCGGAAGTTTCTCGGAAGTTTCGCAATTCTGCTCCATAGGGTGTGTGTGTGTGTTTACCTATGGGGAGGAAAAAAAAATGGTCGACCATTTCGACAGTTCTCGACTGTCGAAGAATATTTTCCATGTGTAGTATAAACACCTTCATGACGTATGTCCGAAGGTCTTCCACCACTACAAATTTTCGAACTAACCGGGTTAATCGGTATCGTACTAGTCAGCGTGCTGCTAGGAAGAAGAAGGTTGCTACCGCAAGGGCTACTGTTAAGACTAACCGAACAATGGTTAAGAAAAACACCCTTGCCATCAAGAAACTCAAGTTCAACCAATGGGGAACCATCCAGTCCCAACGTTCAACCATGCTCGAAGACGTTGGAATAACTTCTGGCGGTCCGCTCCTGTTTCTCGTGAACAATCCTTTGATGAAACAACAAGGCCCATATATATGGGGCGTCCAACCTGGTAATCAACCCGCCGCCACTGGACACCGCTTCCAACCTTATCAACCTGATAATGACTTTATGGAAAATCATGCAGAACCGCTGCACAGACCCAATGGGTCTAAGATCATGTTGCGATATGCAACGTTCCAATTTGAATTCACTGGTTTCGTAGATGCAACTCATGTTCGCGTCGACTTTATTCGTCAAAAGAAGACCGCCACGTCGTGGTGGAATCCAGAATACCGTAATTGCTTTCTACCAATGACGCTACCGCAGTTCAAACA